CTGAACTAAAGGATGACAAAATCATATAAATTATTTAAAAATCATATGTTTATAAGTATTTACGGTTAAATAATAGACTACAAAATGCGACAAAACACAACATATCCAGTCACTATGAATCAACTACTTAGATAGTATTAGTGACCTGTAACAGAGCATTAGCGCAAGGTGATTTTTTGTCTTCTTGCGCTAATTTTTTGTCAACACACTGGGGTAGCTGAATTTACAACCATGCTCAGTATCTCGATAAGCGCAGAGAAATGATGCAGTGGTGGGCGGACTGGCTTGATGAAAAGGTGTAGCAACCAGCATTGCTATATCTCAGATAGCACAAAGCCTTGCAATCCAGTGCAAAGCTTTGTGTGTCTCAGTTTTGTCATAAACAATTCTGCTTTGGGAAAAACACTTGATCAAGTAGTGAAGAATTATCTAATTAGTAATGTAAACTATATATTATAAATTATTAACTTTTTATATAATAAAAACAGAATTGATAACATCTATAATTATAATTATATTAAACGCATGTGGCTCCTATTTATATTTTTATAGTGATAACTCATAAAGTTAACCATTAATAAATGGTGTGTTAGAAATTCTGTGTCATTCCAGTAATATGCAATCAAAAAGGAATGACACATGTTCCAACCCTTCGATGCGAAGGAAAAATGGACAATGACGATCCAGACCTGGAATTTGATATTGTCCCAGTTGGCGATTTATTTTGGAGTCCGCCTCGATAAAGCGATTACGTTGTAATGATTTTTTAACGTGGCACAGAATTATGAGCGTTCTCTTAATAAAAAATTAAACATATTAAAAACAAGGAATCATTTTGAGAATACGTGAATATATCCAAGATGCGCCCCTGACTCATTAAGTAGTTGAACCCTATGGGTTTTAATGCCTGATGTATCAGTATTTTCCTCAGCTTTAACACCAAGAGTTTGTCCAGGAAGTAATATTTTCTTACCATCGGCTGTGAATTGCATTCTTGATATATCATTCACCTTAAGCGTGGCACCAAAATCTTCCCCATCTTTTAATGAGTTGCTATATATTTCAACCTTTTTTGTGCCATCTTCGTGCTGAAGAGAAAGTGATGGAGATGAATTTGATTGAATTATTTGATCTCCATGAACAATTTTAGTTGTTTTACTAAATAATCCATCCTTGTATCTTGTATATGCAACACCCCCGATATTTTCAGTGTGAGGGTCTGATGTTATATCCACCACCAAGCCAGACGCCGGACTTTCTCCTTTATATCCAATAAAGCCACACCCATTCTGACTTATTGGGCTTGACACAACAACATAAGGTTTATCAATCTCAATAGATGCATTACCAGACTCATGATATATTGCCCAATTAATGCCAGTGGCATTGTTATTTCGTTGTCTTGCAAATACCCCACCGGCAACTTTTGTTCCAAGAGATGTGCCATTTAACCAAATTGATGGCCCATAGCATTCTAAGTATGCACCAAAAAAATGAGTTGCCTTAGCGTTTTTCAGCCTAACACCATATCCTTCAGATGCTATTTCTGTCCCAATAAAAATGTTATCAATTGCCCCAAACCCTCCAGCACAATCGATAACCACTGCTGGTATATCTGCGTTTTCCTTGCTTTCAAAGAAACAAAGCTCAAAAGTGTTGTTATTACACCACTCTGCTCCATTCATGTATATCGCGCTTCCACCAATACTTTCCACTGTACATCTGCGCATAATATTCCATTGTGGTCCCGCATTTCCAGCGCGCCCAAATCTCACTCCTGTACCAGTACATTTTATATGTATATCTTCAAACTCAGCTCTATTCAGATAACCAAATTCTATTCCGCATATAACATTTTCAATGCGTAAACTTTCAAGTTTTGTGGAAGCGAAATAAGGAAATGTACTTTCAGATTGATTAAATAGTCTATCTTGCCCAACACCTACAAGTACCGTACCGTCACTATTACGAAAACCTATAGATCTACCTCTCAACTTAACACCGCCAAGTTCAAGCTCTCCGCTTACTTTAAACCTTCCTGCTGGAAGCTCTACTGTCTTACCTGTTTTTCTACTCCAATTTAGACGTTCATTTATAGACATTGTGTTATCTTCAGTAGTAGAGAGATCTCCATACATAGAATCAAACGGAAGACCACCAACCAGATTTGAACCATTATCTCCTGCAAGCTCTCGGCGTAACTGATCAGGGTCATACTTCAGCACATTAGGAAAATAGAACTGCTGTGCACCATACGCATCATAAACAGCCATAGAATGGCCTTGCACAGTTACGAACTTGGCAATCTGTCCGTTATATACCGGATAACCAGCAGCGTTAATGATGATTGGTTGCGAAACAGGAACGTGAGAACCGTCTTCGTTCTCCACATAAACCTGAATCTGGTTTTCAGGATTTACCGGATCAGTGTCAATTTTTCCGATATAAATTTTACCATTGGCTACGGCTTTAAAAGAACGTGCCATAGTGAAGAGTTGCGAAGGCATACTCACTACAACATTGGCATTTATTGAATCTGTCATTTTAATTTGCTCCAGATACAAGGAATCGCCGCAGCGTGGCTACGGTGAATTTTGGGCATAAAAAAACCCAGCCGAAGCTGGGTTGTCGCGTTGGTTATCTGTCAGTAGTTATGTACTGAAGGAGGTAATTCTTTATTCTTAAGTCTCATCCATGCGGAAAGATTCGTTGGTCCGTCTGGCTCATTAATATCAACATCTCGTGTGTGATTGATTAAAACGTCTCTCGCCATTCCGATAACATACGAGAACTCATGACCGTAGTCGTAGCATCTGCCGGAATAGTTCGATTGAATTTGTTTCAGCGCCGGATACAGTTCGCGGAATAATGCCTGTGAGCGGTTGGCATAATCCCATAGCCATACAAGGCTGTTTGCTTCTTTTGCAGAAAGCTCGTTGGTTTTCTTCTCTTGTTTGCCGATGAACTCACCTTCAAGCACTACCCTGTGGATGTACTCTACTGCTTGTGGTATCTGAGATGCATCAAGCTCTTCAATACTTTCCACATTGAAACGCTGATGAATCATTGCATAAGCTTCTGGGTACATTAGATGCTTTTTGCTGACTAGCATATTTACAGCATCACGAAGCGGAGTCCTGTCATCAACAGATGTTTTCTTCCGTGCATTTGCTGCCTCTCCCTTTGTCCAGTAGTCATGCAGCACAGTAAAGCATTCTTCCTGGTACTGAATCAGTTTATCGCGGATGTCAGCACGAACTTTCTCAGGGTTGATGCTGAACAGCCATCCATTTAACTTCTTCAAAGGAAGGCAGAGTAGCTTACGAAGCTTACCATCAGCGGCAACCATGTTCATATGAACACAGTTGAATTTGCTAATCTGCTTCATGAGTTTTGTTTGCTGCGTTGACCAGCTCATTCCGAGGTTTTCAACGATTGGCTTCATCGCAACATATGCAACTCCGGCAGCCATGGCGGTGATAATTTGCTGACCGTTGAATGGCACGTAAGAGGTGTTCACTGCTTCTAAAATTGCTATACTATTCATGTTGGTTTTTCTCCACGGATTTACCGACAACCGAAGCCCTGACTGTTCCAGCAGTTGGGGCTTCACTGTTTTGATTTCTTTGCCGCATCAAGCATCACTTCTGAAAACGTGCGCTTGCCACTGAATACTCTTTCTCTTCTCAATTTTTCGTTCGTGCCAAATGATTCGCCATGAACAAAATTTGGTCTTAAAATGGTAATCGCAATCTCTTTGACTACTGCATCCAAGCGAATCACACCGTTACCCCCTCTCTCTTCAGGCTGTCTATCAGGCGCTTGATAACCTCTGAGTTAAACGACCTGCACTCTTCCTTTGCCCTGCTACCGATAGCATCCTTTAACGACTGCGGCATCCTTACCAAAATCTTACTTATTTCTTTCTCCATGTTACCCTCCACGCAAACAACTCTTTTCGAATACAAAAGATAGCAAAGTGAGTATATCTAGTCAAAATTTTTTTGCATACACTTTGATATCAAATTGAATACCAAAGGTGTGATATGGCAAAGGGTGTGTCAATTTCTCCAACTACGGTAAGAATCCCTGAATCTTTGCGCGAGGCTCTTGCTGTTAGAGCATCAAAAAATGGTCGCTCTGTTAACTCCGAGATCGTCATGATTTTGCAAGCCGCGATTGATGAAGATAGGTCGCCAAAGTCAGTTGAGTCATTTGCTCAGCAAGAAGCTGACAAATTCAAAGAGGCGCTGCTGGAGACGCTGAAAACCATGTATGGTAAGGATGATAAATAATGCTGCACACAATTCATTTCTTATGCCCCGTTAACACCGCCACTGTTGGGCAACTTCAGAACCACTGTCTCACCGCATTATCTCAAGGCGCAACTGAATTAAATATCCATATATCAAGTCAGGGAGGGGAAACTGCCGCTGGTTTTACTGCGTATAACTTTCTTAAGTCACTCCCTGTTACCGTTAGAACTCACAACATAAGCAATGTTGAGTCCATAGCTAATATCGTTTTCCTGGCTGGCTCAGAACGTTTCGCAAACCCATTATCAAGATTCCTGTTACATCCTCTATTATGGGGCTTTGCCACCCCAGCCGCCGACCATGCCAGATTGAGAGAGTACGGGAAATGCCTCGATAACGATCTTGATCGCTTCGTTGAGACGTTCAATATCGACATCGGAACCCATATTAGGTGGGCATCCCTGATAGCAGACTCGACCATTTTGGATGCTAACAAGGCTCTTGAGCATGGCATAATTAATTCCATAAAAACTGCAAGGCTGGCATCCAATCAGGCAAACTGGTGGGTTGTTTGATGGGTAAATCATGATTACTCCTTATAAAAAACCCACCTGACGGTGGGTTTTATTAGTGCTTGTATAGGTTGAACTCTCTATCAAGCCATATAACAAAAAATGTCGATCCAAGACGATAACCAACCATGGCTTTCAAATCATCAAATCTAAAAGCCAAGAAATGATCTACGTCTTCCGTTATATGACTGGGGATACCTGCTTTAATCGCACCCCTTGCAATCTTCTCAAATCCAAGCTTATGCCTACCTTGCTGCTTAATCTCTGCCCATGTTAGTTGACTTAATCTGTATAATTTATCAGCTAAGCCAGCTTTCTCATCTTTTTGGCATTTCGTTATGCAGTGAGAGCTTTGGATGTAACAGAATGAAAATTTCGGTTTCTTTTGATCTGAATTCCCCCCTGACTGCGGCCCTAACTTTAACTTACCTGTAGATTCAGCAGGGGGGATAATCCTTTTAGATTTTCTTGCCATCTCGTTAGTTAATCCGAGTTGCAAAGTACTCTGCCATCTCCTTAGAGCTAATTTCAGAACCACCAACACCCTCAATATAGTTTGATCTCCATGGTGACTCTTCGTGTGTCATGTTCCTCAGTTTCCAGGCAGAAAATTGCCCAAAAACATCCCAGACTTCTTCTAATAGCTCTAACTGTTCTTCGCTGAATTTTTCAGCATCAAAAGACTCTGGAGAAGGGATAGCGCCATTACCATATTGTTTATAACGGCGATAAAGCTCAGGGACAACAGGGCCATGCATCCAAGCTTCCATCTTATTCTGAAAAAGAGGCTCGCCAAGCAACGCCAATGAAAAACCCTGAGCATAGTAAACAAGCTTTTGTAATTTTAAATTAGAGATTGTGTCACCGCTATCCTCGTCACACCGCGACAGGAAGTAGTCGGCGACATCAAAACAAGTAAGCATGAACACACCTCCATCTTGATAGCCACAGCTAAGTATCCAACTATGTCAAATGTCATTTAATACTATAACAAAGCTATCAGCAATCCTTCGGAGGCTAACTTACAACCACTTTAGCGACATGTTTAAACCATTACGTTTCACATTTACTGCATTTTCGCCGAAGTTACCTATAAGGTAATGTCACATTTCCTGCAAGTTTCATGCAATGTTGAAAAGTGAGCTATTCACTTTTCTATGACACTAAACACCAAAAATAGCACTTTTTGCTAAATCATTCGTCCAAGTTGTGGATGGTTTGTCGTTGACACGTTTTCACACACCACTCCACCAATACAGTATCATCTGGTATCCTGCTCAAAACTAAGGAGTGGCTACTCAATGAAAAAAATAGATATATATAGCGATACATCAGCCTATGTCATAGGATCATTAGGTTTTTTAATTTTTTTTGTTTGGCAGTACCAGTCACTATCTCCAGGGTGGCGATTTTTGGGGATGTCTTTGATATCACTTGGTGCAGGAATAGCAACGCAGGTGTTGATGTATCTCTTTAATGGATGGCTCTCAAAAAGAGTTGAGAAAAAAAGAGCTGCTTCAATATGTAGAAGCCTAGCCATTCCAGAAGACTCTACAGATCAGGATGATATTGCAAAATGTTGGCGGTATATGATTGCAAGATACTCAAATGAGTTACTGGCAAACAGACTGTCCGACTTAATCGGGATCGTAGTTACCTCTGTTGGAACAATCATCAGTATAGGGATATCAATTTGGTATGTCGGGATGATTGTCTATTTTGTTTGGAATAGAGACTTCAATGAACCTTTCCTTCTTTTTATACCTTTATTTTTCAGGATATTAGCATTCATATGTGAGTTATTGCTCTCTTTTTTCTGCAATGTTTTGTTCAACAGATACCCTGGTGAAGCAAGAAAGTTTAATAAAAACTATGATGAGTTAAGGAGAACAGATCCTTTTCTATCAAGTAAAGAGTTCCGCGATTCCATTCGCAATTAACAACATCCATGACATCAACCCTTAGCGATCAGTTGCATCATTGGCAAGTATTGGTCTGATGGCATTTGCGGCGTTATTCAGCGCTCTTTCATAGGCTGGCGTTCCAGCTTTAGTGTTTGCCAGACGTAAGAGCGCATTCCTTGCGGCTTTGGATTCATACAAGCGCATCATTGCACCGAAACCAGATTCAAGCGCCAGTGTTGCCCCAAGAGTCGCAGTTGCGCCAATCGTCCTTATCCTGTTGGCTTGCGATTGCCCCGTCTGAGTTACTACATTTGCGGTGTCTGACCTTGCTGTTTGCTGTAGAACTTCATGAAGAGCATCAAGCTCTTTCATGTGCTTTCCAGAAAAAATAGTGTTGTAAATTTCACCGCCTGACTGAGATTTCAGCTTATTAACTTCAGTGATGAACTTGGCTGGAGAGTCCCCGGCCTTTTCCGCTATTTTGCTGACGTAAGCTGCACGCATAGCATCTTTCCCATTATCATCCAATGCGCTCCAGATTCGTTTAACGTCAGATGGTTTTCTGCTTAATACAACGGTATTTATAAGTTCAGGACTGGCTTCACTGCTTGCCTTGTTGAGCTTGTTAGCAATGTTTTTATTAAGCACCTTATTATAAACGTTTGCATAATCGGAATTTGCTTTAAGGTATTTTGCTGCGTCTGATGCACCGAGGTTTTTAGCAACTGCGTTACGAAGGTCTTTTGACATTGCATTCTCTACCATATTGGTAGCTGCTTTTGCCTGGTTGGGGAAGACCATAGCATCTCCCTGAACATTAGATCTAAATGCTGTTCTGTGCTGACGCAAGAGATCAAACGTAACATCCAAATCAGTTGCAGGGTTTGCTAATTCTTCACGTAGGTTACGCAAGGATGTAAGCAGGCTTTGATTGGCAGACGTCCCAAGCCGTTCCTGTCTTGCGATCGCTGTATTCAGAGCATTCATGGTATTTGTGGTATCAACTGCGGCATTACCCATTTTATTGGTGACGTCATTGATAACAGCGCCAGCGGCATCCTTCCGCCCCCTTAACGTGGTGGTCAGAGATTTCACCACATCATCAGGGTTGTACTCACCAAAACGGTCAAAATAATTACTTACCAGCTTACTACGCGTTGCATATTGCTCAGCTCGCTTTGAGCCTGTCCCGAGCAAAGCCCCCTCGGCATCCTGAGTAAGGCCGCGAGTGAAAGCATTTTTCGGCGGGATAACATCAGATGTCATTGGTGTCACGCCCATCGATTCTGATGTGGCAATTTTCTTCGCCACTTCTGGCGCAATATCACCTTTTATAGCCGTTATTCCACGCCCTATTCCCTTTGCTGCTGCGGAAAGAACCCCCTGAGCGGCAAGGTTAACTCCGGCGTTTCTTGCTGCATTTTGCGCGAAATCGCCTTTCTGATTTGCGGCTTCTGCCAGTGATCCAATAGCCATGCTTCCTGCCGTTCCAACTCCTGGAACTAAATACCCGCCAATTGTTTCTCCAGCTTGAGCGTAGGGGTCTGTCGGTCTGTCTACTGGACGATAAACATCATCCAAAACCTTTGGGCCACCAAGCCCCTGGCTGATTGCATTAATCAGACTTGCACCACCCTGCAATACGTCAAATGGTATGTTTACCAGACCACGACCAGCCTGTTCAGCAATTTGCCCTGCACTTTGACCACCAGTGAGCCAGTCAGTAGCTTTTCCTACCAGAGATTGTTCTTCTGGCTGCGATTGGTTTTGAGTGGATTGATCACCAGAAGACAGCATCTGAGCAATGCGACGTGCTCCCTCAGTATCACCAGCAGCATCAGCATTCCTTAACGCCGTCATCAATTGTTCACGACTATAAGCCATTACTGCCCTCCGAGATATTTGCTAATTAATTCGTCATCGGACAATTGCTGTTGAGGTTGGCTATCGCCATAACTTGAGGAAAGAAAACGTTTTGCCGCAGAGTTCAATGATTCACCCTTCTTAACATCCATCCCCATGATGTTTCGGTTGCGATCAGATTGTCCTGGGCTGCCGTTTGCACTCATCCACTCTGACCTAAACTCGTTGAATTTCGCGTTATTACTTTCCATTTTTGCCATACCCCTTAACCATCGAGCCATAACCATTGGATTATCCGTTTCGCTTGGAATGCCTTTCCTTGCAAACTCAATATCCTTATCTGATGCAGGGCCGGGAGGGAGAAGCTTGGTTGCCTGCGCATTGGCTAGTTGGTTGAATCTAATCCGCACATCTCGGAGGTAGTTATCTTGCCCCGTAAGCTTAGAGAACATATTTTCAGCGTTACCGAACAAACCAGGAGTTGGCTTCTCCTTCTCCAGCGTGTCAGCGAGCGTTGTCATTGAATCGGCAGCATTACGACTAGCTGCCGCATCACCTGCTGATTTTTCTATAGCCTTTTCCATGTTCACTGATAATTTTGGCGCAGCATTAATAAGTTCCTCGGCCTTCTTTTGTGCCTGTTGTACTTCAAAACCGAATTTCTGCTTATCAAGTGCCAGTCTTTCTGCTGCAAGTCCGTGTCCGGTCATTGCAGACTGATAGGAAAGGTTTTGCCCCCTAATAGCCCTCGCATTCGTCATGTCATTATTGCGAATGGTTTCGTTAATTCTTTGCTGCTCCTGCTGGCGACCAACCATCTTATCCTGAACAGCAAACGCCTTTTCTGGTCCAAGCGCACCGAGAGACATAGTAGTCAGCATGTGTGATAGCTGCTCTGGATTCTGGATACCTGTCTGAATCATCCAATCAGCATTCGCCCCCACGCGATTTAACCTGTCCTTGTTGTCAGTAATGAATTTACTGTAGGCTTCCGGTCCCTGAGAAAGAGCGACGTTAGCCCTCATGGCTAAATCGCCCATATCGTTGCGTTGCTGCTCATTAAGACCGGAAAATGCCTGTTGTGCCTGCGCAACAAACGCTGGATTTTCCTTGGCAAACTTAAATAGTCCCGATGGATCACCAGAAGCCCATGCATCAGCATGAACCTTATTGAACGCATTAATCGCTTTCTGTTGCTGGTCCTGCTTATAAATATCAGCAACTCCAGCCAGACCACGTAACGCGGTCAGACCAACGTTATTTGCACCTGATTGAGCCAGTTCATTGTTTTCGCGGATCAGACCAAGCGTTGCGTTAATGTCGCTTGCCTTTGGCGCATTCTCATTTTGCGCACCAATTCCAGCCAGAAAACCACCAGAATTAATACCCTGTTGCCACGTAGCCATTGATTACCCCTTAAAACAACGAGCCAAGCAGACCAAGACCAGCACCGATACCAGCACCCCACGGAGTTGATAGCTCGAGAGCACTGGCTATGCCACCACCCAAAAGCGCACCGGATGCAGCACCACTAACACCCTGCCGCAATGCTGACGGTCGGTTGGCGTTTGCCGCTGCAAGAGCCGCGCTTTGCTGTGAAATCTGACTCATGTTGTTGGCATATGTTTGCCCGGCGTTTGCCTGCCCCTGAAGAGCGCCAAGACCGATATTTGCCAGGTTGTTGTAATTATTCATTTGTCCAGACAGCCATTGCTGACCAAGCGTTGGTGCGATTGTTGCTAACTGATTACTGGTTGCGGTGGAACCCAATCCACCTGTTGCTTCCGCTGCCGCCAGACTCTGATAGCGAGCCTGACCAGCAAGATCTTTGTACTGCTGAGAGTTGTAATACTGGTTAAGTGCCTGACCTTGCCCTTCCAGAGACGATAAGTTCTCAAGGCTGCCGACATGCTTCCCAGCCAGAGGAGTAAACGGCTTCAGGTTGTTCATGATGGTATTGAACTGCTGATTTTGCAGGTCTGCGGCATACTTCTGAGCTTCTGCGGCATACTTTGCACTTTTATCAGAGCCACCTTTCCCGCCTTTTTCAGGGCAATAAGGTTCCTCGCCGCGCAGTTTTCTGCCCAGCTTAAATGCATATAACATGGCTATCTCCCGTGATTCAGGAAGTCGATTAGTTCTTCGCGTGTAGCACTGTAAAATGTCACGTCATCCACGCCTTTGAAGTATTTCTTGATGGTTCCTACACGCTTAAGGCCAATCATTGCGCAGTACATCTGCCCGTGGCGGAATTTGCGTGCGGCGAACGATGTGACGCACTGAACGGAGGTGTTAGTCAGAATGTATCGCCAGAACGCCACCCCGATTTCCTTGCTGAATCCGCGAATCTCTGGCAGGTACATGGCGTGGCAATCAAAGGTCAGCGGCTGAATCTCCTGATAGTAAACAATTCCGCCGAACTGCCCGTGCACACTCACCTCAAAGTAACGGCATCCAGGCTTGTAGTCGTATCCATCACCGTTGTTGCTCCCGGCAATAATGTCAGGGTGATTTCCGACAGCTTCTATCAGGTCGATGTTTCGCGTTGGTTTGAATGTAATCATCAGTCAATCAACCCATGTAATCTAAGTGCTGTTTCAAGCGCCAGAATACGCTGCCGCGCCTGCTGCAAACCTGTAGCGAGAGCTGCGACTTCGGATTGTGTGTACGTAGTGCCGACTGTGTATGACTGGTTAGCGTTGAATGAGCCAAGAAGAGGTGTACCTGTGGCTGCAGTCCATCCGGTATTTCTTGCTCCAACAACCTGAATTCCATCAACTGAATATGATGTTTTTACATCCAGTGGTGACGCAAGAGACTGCGATTCTGTTACGGTTTTCGATACGTAATCACTCTTAATGCCAGAGACATCGTTTTCTACGTCATCCAGTCTTTGGTCAACAGTGACCAGATGCGCCTGAATATCGACAACCTCACCCAGCAAGTGATCAACATCGCTACGCAGTACGACAATCTTCCCTTCGGCAGTTGTTAACCTGACCTCAAGGAGATTTATCGCTTTTGTGTTTGCGGTGATTCTTGCATCGTGATCTGCCAGTTCGACGTCCTGTTCATCGTTTTTCACTTGAGCATCGTAAGCGCCCTGACCAGCCTGATTTGCCTTCCCGGCAATTGCGCCGACATCAGCCCCCTGATTAATGACATACAGCAGGTAAGACTGGCTGAATATATTGCGTGGCAAAATTGAAGCATCAAGCCGCGTAGCCTGAACCACAACAGGTGTATTGAGATTCGAATCAGCCATTACTCGATCCTTATCTGGCAGCCTGACAGAGTGACAGGTGACTTCGTGATAACGCGCAATTTGAATCCAATGTTTTTCCTGATGCGCCCTACTCGCTTCCACAAAACGCGTTTGTCGTAAACGAACGGTTCATTCTGCTCAATCATCTGCTCACGTCCCCAGTTGATGCCGTCAGTGGTTGCAGAGAGGAACAGGCGGTCAGCGTACTGAGCGACACCAGTCGATGATTCAACTTCCAGATCAAAACATCTGGCGTTCTCAGCTTTGAAGAGTGGTGTAAACAACTGGTGTTCTTGCTGTAGCCCATACTGGCTGCTGATATCGAACTGCAATTTCCCGGTCACGGATTCCAGCTTATCGCCGCACGTTATCTGATTGCCTTCGTAAATGAAGTCGATAGCGCGGTACACATCGTCATACAAGCCAGTTTTCAACACACACCATTGCGGACCATTGGCGCTTGAAGATGCGTCGTACACGAGGACGTGACGTGGAAGATGGATAATCAGCAATTCATGAGCATCAAAGCGCAACGATTCCATCACGCCATCAGCCAGTTCATCAGCAGTGTAGGAGCGGAGGATTTTCTCAATGCTCGCGCTGGCGATTGGTGACACCTGACCGGAGCCGATGATGTATACAGACGGCGCACCTGTTGCCGGATTGCTTATGAACGCATACGAATCAGCAAACGGCGTTTTGCAGTAAGTCCCGGCGATGCCTTTTTGCACCATCAGTGATGGCTGTGCGACATACAAAGCAGCACCAACGGTGTTTGCGCCAGTCAGGGAGAAATATTCAATCGTCGATGAACCAAAGCAGACGATGAAGTCTCGCCATGTGCCGATACCGATGATGCCGTCCGGCTGCGATTCTGCGCGATATTGTGCGCTGTAACGGTCAGGATGCGATTCGTCTTCAGGGTCAGTGATAAACCATGAATCAGTTCCGTCTTTTGACCACGCATAACGCCCACGTAAGCGCGTAATGTCACGAACAGAACCTAACTCATACTGAGTAAATCCGCTGTCTGTAGGCCAGTTTGAGACGGTTTTAACCGTGCCATCATAGCGATACTCGACCAGTTGACCATTAACGCCTACTGCCTGTGATGTCCGACCATGCGCCATTGATACGCGACCACTTCCGGCAACGTCACCGACTTCACTTTCTCCTTTGTACAGCTTGCCACCACACACACGATAAACAGCATTCTGCGCCATGTTGTACTCGACGCCTCGAGATACACCGTTCACATCAGAACGTTTGGCAATGCCCGGGAATGAGCGAAGATATCCGCTGCTGTTGAGGATTTCTTTGGGTGTAGCCAGCATATTCACTGGCAGATAGTCGATATAGTCGGCGTTTCGAAAGTCTTTGCCGACACCTTTCATAAGCGGAAGTTGCTGAATAGGCATTATTCGCTCCCGTTATCGCAAGGTTCCTTTCGGTGGAAGTAATTCCAACCATTCCACTTCGCCAACTGGTTACCACTACCAACAGGCATACGGTTTGGATAACCGGACTTACATTTAGCGGCTTTTGCTCTGTCCATTGCAGACAGTTTGACGAGTCGCTCTTTCCCGTATCTGGCAGTGGTTATAAGTTTTGCAGAAGCTTCCAGCGCATAATCCGGAGCAATGCGGCAGGCAAGGTTGAAAATGACGGCATTGATAGCGTTATTTGATAAACCGTGCTCATCTCCCGGATCTGGAGCGACATCTGCATCAGCAAAAATGTAGCCAACGTTGATACCAGGTGACGCATCACCGCCAAGCCATTCAGCCATCATCATTTCAAGGTCGTTGACGCCGTCTTCCATAGACTGCGGTTCGACATCGGTTAACGTGGCATTTGATGCCACACCGAGCTTACGTAATGCCGCAAGAACTAAATCCCCCTTCGTTGTCAGGTTCATCTGCTGCCGCCTTAGGTTTTCGACCAGGCTTTTTACGCTGTTTTTCTTCTGGCTCAGGCTCTGCAACATCCTTCAGAAGGTCATCGGGATGTGAAAACCAACCAGCATCCAGATATTCCTGAAGCTCTTCGGCTTTCACGATTTCAAAGTCGTAGCCAACGCCTTTCCACTTCTTCATGTCGCCATGACGAAAGATCATGTGTGTCATGCTTGTCTCCAGATAAAAAAGGGAGCCGAAGCTCCCTCTGGTTATCCCGCAGTCTGGTTAGGCAGACCAACACCAATTGCCTCTGGTCGTACAGCACATGCTGAATACCACACAGCAATACGGCACTTACCAGACAGAGTGTTGATATCACCCTGCGTTGCGAAGATGCCGTTAACACCAATGCCAGGAATGCTGAAGGAAGACGTTTTCATACCAGCAAACAGTTCATGGGTTACAGGGATCGGCTGAGACAGCAGACGGATTGAGTCATCAGCCCAGAACACGTTAGCGGTGGTTGTTGCCACATTCAGAACGTTTACCGTAGTGCTCGCAGCAAGAGAGGTGTTTACATTAGCGTAAGCCTTCTCTTCTTTTGTCAGTGACTCGTCATCCAGTGCAATCGGCTTCGGCGTGATTTCGATGTGAGTACCATCGATCACACGGGTGATTGAGAAAGTCGCATCATCAGTCAGCACGTTCTTCGCCATCTGAGACAGGAATTTCACACCAGTGAAGCTGATTTTGTCGCCGCGATTAAATCCGGCGGTGGAGGATACGGTCACCGTTGCAACACGGTTGTCGACGTTCTCTTTGTTACCATCGGTATCAAGGGTGTATGCCTGCGGCTTAAACTTCTGCGCTCCAGTCACAGTTACACCAGTAGCGGTTGACTTGGTAACTGCCGGAAGTTTCGGTGAGCGAAGAATTTCATCAAAGCCAGCAATCTGACGCTGAATAGTACCGTTACGATACGCTTCTTCAGGAACGCGACCAAAGATGTCACCATCTACCAGGTTGCGGCCTGATTTGCGGTAATCGTCAGGGTTCATGAAGTAACTGATGCCCATATCGCGGTTTAGCTCACGGGAGAACATCAGGCGCTCTGCATCAGACACAAAATCCCAGCCAGACAGGTCAGTAGATGATGGACCAATTGCGCGGGTATCGTGAACAACAAGCGAGCCCATTTCAGTTGCCTGTTTGGCAATCGCTGACTCAATGTTATTCGCCAGTTTTCTGGCGGATGCCTGGATGCGGCGACGGTAAGAACGCTCATCACGCAGGTCATCTGCACGAAGCTCGAAGAAATCGTTATCCGGATCGCCCATGTTGCATTTCACGGAGAGTTCCAGAATCCCGCTTGCCTTGCCAGTTAAATCCCAGCCAGTCTGAGTTGGCGCTTCCTGCTCAACAGGCATCCACACGGTGTTGCTTGAACGCTGCATGGATTCTGCCGGAGGGGTGTATTTTGTCACTTTGGACGCCATTGGCGTCAGGTTCTGGACGGTTTCGATGATTTCATCGATAGCGTAAGTAACTAACTGCCCTTCTTTTAATGCCATTATCGAATTCCTTTATTCAGTTGCGCCTTGAGCTTGCGGTATGTCTCTACATCCCCTTTGTTTGCTGCCGCTTCCATCTGCTTTTCAATCGCAGAGATATTTGCAGCAACAGCGTGTCCCTGAATGGGTTCATCAGGTAACGGGGCTTCTGAAACAGGTTTGGCTCGAGGCTTGAGAGGTAAACGTTCTGACAGTCGGGTGAGTTCAATCAGCGCGGATTGCCCGTCCATCGCCAGCAACTGGCGTGTTTTCTCAGGATTAGCACCAAGGTGATACATGAGAGCGGCGGATTTCTCCGGGAAGAGGCGCATGATGTCGGCACCGACTGCTGGCGGCACCAGTTGCATGAATGCATCCTCTTTCTCCTGATAGTCAGGGATATTGAGCTTTTCCGCTGCGTCGTAGTGCTTACGGGCTGCCTCGACGTATTGCGCTGATTGCTGGGTGAACTCCTGAGTTTTGCGACCCTGCTCGGCGACAGCCTGGCTTCGTGCGTCCATAGCCTTGATCTGCCATTCACTGTTTGCCTGCTGGAAGGCAGCCAGTGCGCGGCTCTGGTCATAGTCGTACTTAGCCAGTGCATCTTCGGAAAGATAATCGTTAGGGTCTGGTTGTTTTGGTAACTCAGGGTTCCCCCGCAGGTGCTCCGGCAACTCTCCACGCTTAACCGCTTCCATCTGCTGCTCAAGCTCACGCTGGCGTTTGCGTTCGATGCGGCGACGGGCAAATTCAGCATTAGTTGCCGGGTCTTGTTTCGGTTTCTCATCGTCTTTCAGGACAATCTCGAAGCCTTCTTCCTGACCTGCGTTGTCGTTGGCATTATCGACAACTAAGCCATCAGCAGATGCCGCTGCATGATTGTCGGGCAGGGTTAATTCTTCAGAAGCCTGAATGTCGGTGGTTTGGTACATGATTAACTCTCTCTTATTGAGGTGTCTCGGCTACTCCGCCGGAGGGGATTTGAACTTGACGCATAAGATTCGCGAAATCCATGCGTTGTGAATGAGTCTGGTCTGCATCTTTAAGAAGCAGCTCAGCGTTAGCACGAGCATCTTTGCTGCGCTGTTGCTGGAATTGACCTACGAGCTTGAGGTACTCACGCAGTTCTGCCTGCTTGTCGAGGTCCATATTGTTGAAGATTTCCGCAATCTTCGCGGCGTTGAGTTGGTTTTGGGCTTCAACCTTGGCGGCTTCAACCTGAATCTGCGCCTGTTGGTTCTCTGCCTTGAGCAATTCAGCCTGACCTTGCAGAAGGATACCCTGCGCCTGAATTTGCTCTGCTGATGGCTGCTGCGGCTGCTGTTGAGCCTGCTGTACCATCTCCATCTCTTCAGGTGTTTCTGGTTTCTTCAGCCCCATCATCACCAGTTGCTTGTTCGCGTACTCTCGCATCATCTCGACGCCTTTACCGTCAAGCAGCGTGAAGTATTGCAGCATCAGCATCTGGAACTCTGGAGTACCTTGCGGAACCTTGGTGAGCAACTCCTGAATCTCTGCGCGGTTCTGTTCCTTCATACTCTGGAAGGATGGTCCAACGTCTGTATAGCACTCATAGCGACCGCGAATGTCGTTGAGTGTGACCACATTACCGGACTGGTAATCTACAACTTGCGCGTATAGTTGAACGTCTTTCTCGCTACCATCTTCAAGTGTCAGCGTTACATGACGAGGAACGTCATAAATATCGTTGACCATTGAGGCATAAATCTCGCCATCACGTCGCATTGCGGTAGCCAGGTTATCCTGAAACACGTATGTCTCAAGGTCTGCCCGCATGTTCAGTTGATTGACGGTATCGAAAGCGACCTGACCATTTGCCGCCTGCGCATCAACGCCAAGACTAGCTACCTCTTTCACTGCGTTGGTGGCAGCCTCAAGCATGTAAGCGTTGGCTTGCGGCACTTCAGGGTTTTCCATGTAGGAGATTGGACCAATCGGCAGGTCGTTACCGTTTTCATCGGTCCTGTTCTGCAGATAGTACGGATAGTCATCATTTCCACCGTACATGTATTCGTAGCCTTCGATTTGCTCAGGGAAGAAGGTCGGTTTCTTCTTCGGTGAACGAGCAACAATATCGGCGTTGAACGACATGATCATGTTACGAAGGCGTTGACCGTCTTTCGTCAGCCTTACCACTCCCTCGTAGCACTCCTTGTCACCAGCAAATGACCATTCTCCATACACTGGAACGATTGGGATATGCTCTCCGGCTATCTTCTCGCGATCTTTCAGTATCTGCGTGCAGGTGATGATCGACTTATACACACGCCGACGCTTCACCTTGCGCTCTGCTACCTTAATGAATCCACGATTAGCCAGGTCGTCGATAACGTCTTTAATATCCTGCTGGTAATAGCTGACCGGCTCACCTGTCAGCGGGTCGCGGTAGATGAAGACTTTCTCCTTCTTCTCTTCTACCTCGTAATACTCGGCGACGTAGACGACATCATTCGATACCCACGGAAACAGCCATGTGTCGTTCGGATTCTGGAAAGATGGCAGGGTGTCAGGATCAATACCGTAATCCTCTGCGAACTCTTTCCAGCCATTGCGTGGCAAAGCGTTAATCACCGTGCAGTGCTTAGCGTCGCTCTTATCCATCTGCTTGCTGTTGGCGTCCCATATGACGTGTGAGCAGGCTTCATGGATTGGAAGGCGTCGGATTACCTGATTGTTGCTTGTTGGGTCGTTGTCTTCGTACTGCGTGACCAGACGCCATGCACCAACGCCGGACTCTATCTGCTCACGAACGCCAACGTTAACGGCAATCTTTGCCGTGTTATGGCGCATATCAGTACGATACATTCCCATCAACACATCGGCAGCATCAGGATTAGCGCCGTCTTTGGGTCGGAAGAGAACGTCGATAGGGTTCCGGCGCATCTCTGCTACCAGTTTCCTGACCACCGGGCGAACAACATCGAATTGTCCGCGATATTGCAGGGTAGTGTAGTTTGATAGCCAGTCATCCCATTGCGACACTCGGCTAAAATACAGGTCATTTGTCGCCTCGGTTCTGGCTTCATCGCTCGCCATCCAGTCCGCGTCAAACTTACACAGAATGGAATTGAGTCTGTTTTCGTCGGCCATTTAAGTTCTCCGTGCGATGGGCCTGATTGGGGCTGGTATCTTTTTCTCTTTTGGTTTTTTGATGTCGCGCATCATTTTGGCGAAGCGGCGCATCATGTATGCATAGCGAACGGCTGAGAGAACGTCGTCGTTAAGCTTGACGATTTTCCCGTTTTCATCACGGTGATAGAGGCGGAACTCCTCAAAGAATGGCTCACAGGTGTTGAATACTTTGAAGCGACCATCGAGCATCATGTCGCGCAATTCAGTGATGCCAGGCTCCACAGCATTACCGCCATCAGGCCATGTCGCATGCTCCTGTAACATCATAAATCCAGCGTCTGCATACTGCCCTTTGAGCTGCTCACCGCCGCCCTTCTCATGCTGGTTTCCGTCATGAGGCCATGCTGTTGGCACTTTATGCGCCCATGATTTAACGGCTCCCCACGCCTGAACGGCTGTTTTTTCTTTCGCCTTCCACACGCGTGAAACGTAGATTGTGTCTGCGTCCTTATCCCACCAAAGCTGAACCTGCGCCTGTGGGTGATCCCATCCGAAATCCATCCCGCCAATTACGTAGAAGTGATCAGGACACTCGAACGGCTGACACTTAATTGTCTCTTCCGGTATCTGGAAGATTCGACCACTACCCATCGTAGGAATACCACGAGCACGTGCCTCTCTCTCATGCTCGGGATAGGATGCGATGATTTGCTCTTTCTGCTCGTCGGTGTAGTGCTCTGCGTCATAGATGGTCATGTTGACCACTTTCTGCGACTTACTGGGATTCTTCAGGAACTTGGTAACAACGTCAGACATCCCCATCAGCGGGGTAAACGTCAGAATTGAGAATTGCCCGTATTTGTTGGTACGGGTAAGACCTTCGCCATAAATGCTGTATGGTGGCTCTTCGTCAAACCACACGCCGTGGATTGTGTCACCCTGCCAGCGAGCACGGCCTTGCGAGTATGGTTTGAAGTAGCAGATTGAAATGCCATCTTCAACACCATCAGCCGTGTGATGCTTAACCAGAAGATGATCAACAAGGTTCGGAAAGAAAGGAGACTTCTTCCAGCTAATGATGTCCTCTTTCGGTATGGAACCGTAGCCTGGCTCACCATTCTCTTCGATACGACCGCACAGGATGCGTTGAGTCGTTTTGGTTACAGTCTCGTTTGTCTCGCCACCAATCCAAAAGACAACAGGCTCATAGAAACGCTTACCTTTCCACTCACCGCCATATTTACCATCAGCAGGATAGCCTTTTGTGCCAGGATAACGCCCTGTAAGGTGAAACGCGACTTCAGCAGCACCAGTAAATGACTTACCAAGCTGGTTACCAGCCATAAAACAGCGCTCTGGATAGTCATGCCCGGCGTCGATGAACTCACGCTGTTTGCTGTATGGCGTAAATTCATATAGCAGGTGTGTGTTCCGGTAGTTCTCTTCTTCTTCGAGTAGCTCGAGCAATTCGATTTGCTCTTCGTCGCTCAGGTTATCAAGAATCGCGTCCAGTTCCACGGTTGAATAGCTCCTTGATACGAGAGCGCCGCTTATCGCGATCTCCCTTATCAGGTGTCACGTCTTCAACTTGCGACTGCTCTTTGAGGCCCAAATCACGGGCGATGATGTTAGCGTTGAGAAGGTCAGCGGCTGCGCCAGAGAATTTCTGGTCGTAGATGATGTCTTCCGCTCGTGATGTGACGTCAGAAAAACCTTCCATTGACCGGAAGGTTCCCCATGTTTGCCTGGTGATATCAAGGAAGGTACACAATCCTGAAATAGTCATGGCTCGCATCTTAGGGACATTAGCCTTAATTATTTCTCCCTGATATGAAAATACCTTACCCTCCCATAGCGGGTTATCATCAGCCCACTCGAAGTATTCACAACAAGCAGCCCACAGCGCCTCAGGCGATTCGAATTTAGGGTTTCGCCCATGACTACTGCGGGCCTCCCAGAATCGGTTGCCCTTTGGTGCTGCCATATTCATCTCACTTAATCGTTATTTCAGGTTGAGCATCATGCTCCGGTGGTGAACAGGTCTAACGCTTCCTTCGATTTACGCACCGCTTCAAATGTGCGGATCGTGATATCTGAATTAGCGCCACCTGACTGGAAGTGAATTTTGAATAGCTCAAGCTTCAGTTCGTCAGTGCCAATGAATTGAAATGCTTCTTCTGCGGCTGCGTTCTGGTTCATGACCAGTTTGTAAATCTCTAACTGGAATTTCTGTTCTTCAGTCATGGGAATAATCTCTGCCATTGTTGGCTCCGTTTATCCGTTAAAAGGGATATCAGTTAAGTTATCCCGTGTAGGGTATAAGCCATTATCAAAGCCACTCTGTAGGGAATGGCTTTTGTAATGGCAATAAAAAGCCCCGCAAATGCGAGGCTAAATCCTGGTATTTGTAATGACTGGCTCTTATCTCAACGCAGCCCCTTACCGCGCGCCAGATGCTCAATATCAAGCATCAGCAATGAGATGTTTAATCTGGATTCACTCCAGAAGTGATCACCACCCTGTCTACAGAGCCAGATGTGAAGGATGATGAGTAAAATTATCGCTATCATCGAAGGCATTGCGTCCTGATGTACTCCTGCAGGTAGTTAACCTGCGCGGTTATCCTGTCGATTCCACTTCGGAGACGGTAATAATTGAGTTCAGCATCTGCTGTAAGTCTTGGGCTTTCTCCATCGCCCATGCTGCTGGCTCCGGTCGTTGACTTTGCACAGGTGGCGGCGACTTGCAGGCGCTTACGACCAGCAGAAACATCAGCACGGAGGCTTTCGATAGTCGCGTTAGCATCAGCAAGCTCCTTTGTGTATCTGGCGTCGAGTTCTGCTACATCACGTTGACGCTTCTGCATGTCAGCAATTGTGGATGCGGCCTTATCGCGCTGCTCTTTGTAGGCGATGGCGTTATCACGGTAGTGATTAACAGCCCATGACAGGCAAACGATGATGCAGATAACCAGAGCGGAGATAATCGCGGTTGCTCTGCTCATACCTCAATCTCTCTGACTGTTCCGCCAGCTTCTTTGAATTTTGCAATCAGGCTGTCAGCCTTATGCTCGAACTGACCATAACCAGCGCCCGGAAGAGAAGCCCAGATATTGCTACAACGGTCGATAGCCTGACGGATATCACCGCGATCAATCATCGGTAAAGCGCCACGCTCTTTAATCTGTTGCAATGCCACAGCGTCCTGGCTTTTCGGAGAGAAGTCTTTCAGGCCAAGCTGCTTGCGGTAGGCATCCCACCAACGGGAAAGAAGCTGGTAGCGTCCGGCGGCTGTTGATTTGAGTTTGGGGTTTAGCGTGACAAGTTTGCGAGGGTGATCGGAGTAATCAGTGAATAGCTCTCCGCCTACAATGACGTCATAACCATGATTTCTGGTTTTCTGCCGTCCGTTATCAGTTCCCTCTGACCACGCCAGCATATCGAGGAACGCCTTACGTTGATTATTGATTTCCACCATCTTCTATTCCGGCTTTTTTAGCAGCGAAGCGTTTGATAAGCGAACCAATCGAGTCAGTACCGATGTAGCCGATGAACACGCTCGTTATATAAGCGAGATTGCTACTTAGTCCGGCGAAGTCGAGAAGGTCACGAATGAACCAGGCGATAATGGCGCACATCGTTGCGTCGATTACTGTTTTTGTAAACGCACCGCCATTATATCTGCCGCGAAGGTACGCCATTGCAAACGCAAGGATTGCCCCGATGCCTTGTTCCTTTGCCGCGAGAATGGCGGCTAACAGGTCATGTTTTTCTGGCATCTTCATGTCTTACCCCCAATAAGGGGATTTGCTCTATTTAATTAGGAATAAGGTCGATTACTGATAGAACAAATCCAGGCTACTGTGTTTAGTAATCAGATTTGTTCGTGACCGATATGCACGGGCAAAACGGCAGGAGGTTGTTAGCGCAGCCTCTTGCCACCCGCTTTCACGAAGGTCATGTTTAGAAGGCCGCAGCGTAACTATCACTGATGAATTCAGGATAGCCAGTGGCTACGGCTCAGTTTGGGTTGTGGCGGCCGGAATCGAACCGGCTTCCATCGGTGCGCTGCCGATTGCAGTACGCGCGGCGGTCAGCTACATGACTAGTATTTTCACTGTCGCCTATCTGCTAGCTCGCCATTGAGCTTCACCACAACGATAAGAGCACTCGGTGCATTTAAGCCAAGCCCCATAAGGGAGAATGCTCTTACCTGTTGTGCAAACAAAAAAGCCACCGTCGCAACTTAAGAGTCACTAACGGCAGCTTACATCTTTAAACGGTATGATATTTCATTCTGGCTGCCTCAAAAGCCGCAGCGGCAAGTTCGGCAGTGTCATGGTATCCAAGGTTAATACACTTTCCAGACGCATTAATTCTTGCTCTCCATTTCCCGTACTTAGCATCCCAAGACACGCCACGGTATCCAGATTTATTATTCTTCTGAATTTTCCTGTTTTGCATATTTTCGGAATGAGTGACAAGACGAAGATTTGATATCCGGTTATCTGTTCTTACCCTGTTGATGTGATCAATAAAACCATCGGGCATGGTGCCATAAACAATCAACCATGCCAGTCTGTGAGCAGGGTATGCTTTACCATTAATCATAATCATTAAATACCCATCAGAATTTATTGATGAGCATTTCTTGAAAGCAAAACGAGAGTTCCATGTCAAAGTGGTCCTCTCTCTCCCCTGCCTCCATCTCCAGTGAAAGTCGCCTGATGATGGATTGTAATCAACAACAGAAAGCACCATTTCTGGCGTTAATTTTATTTCTTTCATCGCTTTACCTTAGGGATAGAGCCTGTTCGCGTAGATATGACAGCCAAGAGCGGAGCGATGTTTCCACCACCATATCTCAGGCCCATATCACTAAGACTCTTGTTTTGATTGCACGCGAATGCAAAAAAGCCCACAGGAGGTGGGCTTTTGATGGTTGCTGAATGCAAAAGCAGCAGCATATGTGAATATTATGGCTAAATGGCTAATTGCATGTCAAGACTTTTAACAGCAACATGCTTAACTTTCTCAACACGTTTACGCATTTTGAAAGCATTTTGCATTGGCTGGTATAAAACAAATAATGACGCTTTCAGGATGTCGTCAATTTCGTTTCTACAGGTTGCCAGTGAAGGTTTTCTCCATCCCTCGCCACCACGTCCACACATCTTGCGTGGCTTTGCAGTCGCGTGATAGTAGGATGCAATTGCTCGCTTAGATGAACCATGAGCGTAGTAGCTGAGGAGGATGCCAAAGGCTTTCTTGTCAATGTACATGACGGAATCGACGACCTGAGAAATCAACATTCCATCATCATCATTGCACATTGGCCTTGTCATAACTCTTCCCGGCTCTACGCTCTCCATGAACTTCGCTATTACGCTGCTCATGCGCTTTTCCAGACGACCTGAATAACCCCATGCGCCCCACAGTTCAAGCCAGCCATTCAGCCACTCATGCTGTTCTTTGGTGAGGTTTAGTTCTCTTATGCCCACGCGCCTTCTCCCTGTACCTGAATCAATGTGAGGTTTCCGCAGAACACTGCGCCGGTATCGATATACATTTGGTTGGCAAACTTGAGTGGTTTCACTGCTGGCGTATGACCAAAGATGAACGTGTCCGCTCCTTTGATTTCTTTTACGATCCCGTCTTGTGAGTTGCTGATTCGTTCGCGGTTCCAGATTACCTGCTGATGAACAACTGGCTTTCCAAACTCGTATTCGTCACAAGGATAATCGGCGTGGCAGATAACATATTTTTTACCTTTGCTCACCAGTTCAATGATTAACGGAAGTTCATCTGCTTTATGGGCAAGAGCTTTAGCCAGAATTTCTTTGTCGTAATCGAGATTAAAGAACCAGCCACCGCCATTAAACAGCCAGTGATTGACGTTTCCACGCTCTGATAAGCCCTCAATCATCATTTGCTCATGGTTTCCACGTACAGCTCTGAACCAGGGGAATGTGATTAATTCCAGGCATTCGACGTTCTCTGTACCGCGATCGACCAAATCGCCAACCGAGATAAGCAGGTCTTTTTTGATGTCGAATCCTATCGTCTCCAGTTTTTTCATCAGGTTCGTGTAGCATCCGTGCAGATCGCCAACTACCCAAATATTCCGGTATTTGCTGCCATCAATTCTTTCGTAATAGCGCATCTCTTTCACTCCATCCGCGATGAACCATGAGAACGTCGTTGACGATGGCGTGCATTTTCCCGTCTTTATCATCAACGTATTTTCTTACCGTGACGCGACTACATTTCAGTCTGCGTGCCACTTCTGTCTGGTTTCCGTATGCTTCAACGAGCATGTCTGGAATGGTTTTTACTGAGAACGTCATGCGGCCTCACTTCTGCTATTTCGCAGGTCTTTGAGTTTCTGCTGATACTCCGCCTTGATGGCCCTGCACTCTTCGACAGTCCAGCGATGGCGGTTATGGTTTGATTCGATTTCGTCTACTGCTTCCTGCCCGATGCGATTAATCAGTTCGACGCGATACGGAACGAGATTTCCGCTTTTGTGCTGGTTGCACACCACGCATTGCTTGTGAATATTGCGTTCATCAAATCGGAGTTGAGGTGCCGCAGCAGTTGTCCGGTAATGCCCGGCATCCCACTGAGCAGACGTGAGCGTTCCGCACGAGATACATGGTAAGTCGCGGTCTCTTTCTCTGATGAAGGCGTTTACGGCTTGTTGGGCTTGTTTAATCCAGTAACTGCGGGGCTTTAAGGCGAGTTTTCGAATCTTAAGTTTATCTTTCTGTTTCTGCTCCTCTCGTCGTCGTTTCTTCTCTGCTGCTTTTTCCGCTTTTTCGCGTTCTTTGCTTCGTCGTTCGAGTGCTATCTTGGTTCCACACTCTGGAGAGCACCACCACTGATTAGCGAATGCAGGGTGAAACCATTCCCGGCATTCATCGTTTTTACATCGTCTTCGCGCTGGTTTAGCCATTATGGTTCGCTCCAGTAATTCTCAATTGCAGCAGCCATTCTCTGCATCCACTCTGCCAGCTTTAACGCGGCTTCTCTTTCAGAACCACATTTAGGGAAATCCTTCATTTCCATGCTGGCCTTATATGTTCTGAATGCCAGGTCTCCGGTAATAACCAGCTCCTGATCAAGCACAGAGCGTTTATTCCGGTGTTGAACGTAATAGACAGATTCAGTCCGCATTTCTTCTCTGTCTTTTTTGAAGTAAATAAGCTCAGAGAAATCACTCATCGTCTTCTTCCTCGTACATTGAGCTATTCGGATCGCTCATCAGTTCTGCGCAGCAGTGCTCACACACGTGAAATTCCAGCACATGCAGCTTCTGACCGCAGTTAGCGCACGTTAAAGCTCGCTCGACGCTTTCTTTCTGGTATTGAATGGATTGGGATGGGCTAAGCATTATTGGATTCTCTGCATCATGAGAAAGACAATCATGGCGGCGCGGAGGGGATTTTCATGTATAGCTCGCTTAGATTTACAGTAGGCCACACCGCGTGCACCCCACTCGTCTTCATCGAGATTGATAATGCTAATCCTGTATTTTTCAATAATCGGCCATGCGTCTGCTGGGTTTACGCATGGGTTAAATGATCCGCGCTCAACTTCTACTTCAACTGCGTCTCCGTTTACAATGTCTCCCTCAAATGAGACAAACACCATATCGCCATTCTCACCTTCTTTGTAATCCGGTGATCCGTTATGAATGGCTTCGAATACCGCCACGTTAATTTCAAAATCACTTAACTGTGAATAATCCATTGTCATTTCCTCGCACGATGTCTTAGCCACCGGATATCCCACAGGTGAGCAGTGTAGTTGAAGGTTTTTACGTCAGATTCTTTTGGGATTGGCTTGCGTTTATTTCTGGTGCGTTTCGTTGGAAGGGATTTGCAGTTTTCGCAGATGATGTCGGTGATACTTCGTCGCTGTCGTCTCATGCCGCCCTCCTGACGCCCTGCCCGATCGCCATCAATGCCGCTTTGGATACGGTAGTAAACATCCGTCGAGGACTGATGAACGGTCGCCAAATCAGCAGCATGGAGCCTTTGCTGTTTCCCTTCTTCTCCAGCCCTGTCGATGGTTCGATAAAATTAATCCGTCCATCAGTGATAATGCGAACTTCGTCGACACTCTCCAGAGCCTTGCTGAACCATCCGACTGACATATCCTCTGGCACAAGCATCACTACCGTCTGTCGCTGTTGTATGCACTGCTCAGCGGCTTTTTCCACCCACGGCCTGATATTGCTGTACGGTGGGTTATTCCAGATTGCACCGTGGCTTATCCACTCAGAATTTAGCGCGTCGTCGGCCTCAGTTAACCAGTGAGCGCACAGAGCATTTTTGTCGCTCGCTGCCGAATCCAGCCAGAATCCAAACTCAATATCCAGTGCATCAAAAAGCCAAAGCGGCGTTTGCCAGCAGTCCTTGTCGTGTGCTGGCGTATTTGATTTGATAGTCATGCAGCCCGATCTCCCCATCGCGCTTTCCATTCGAGAGCTAGTCGCGCTTCGTCTGACCACTTAACGCCACGCTCTGTACCGAATGCCTGTATAAGCTCTAATAGCTCCGCAAATTCGCTTACACGCATCCTGCTGGTTGACTGGCCTATTACCACAAAGCCATTCCCGGCAAGGTTAGGAACAACATCCTGCTGCTTTAATGCTGCGGTAAACACACACTTCCAGCTTTCTGCATCCAGCCAGCGACCATGCCATTCAACCTGACGAGAGACGTCACCTAAGCAGGCCCATAGCTTCCTGTTTTGGTCTAAGCTGCGGTTGCGCTCCTGAATGGTTACTACGATTGGTTTGGTTGGGTCTGGAAGGATTTGCTGTACTGCGTGAATAGCGTTTTGCTGATGTGCTGGAGATCGAATTTCAAAGGTTAGTTTTTTCATGACTTCCCTCTCTAACAGATTTCAGGTTATTCCACTCCGTTACCGCACTGCGATAATTCGCGGCCGCCACAGCGGCGTGGTTAGCGCAGTAGATTTGGCCCCCGTTCTCCATGTCGAATATTGTCGGTGATTTTCCGCATTTACATTTCTTGGCACGCGGTGCGTCTGAACACATTCCGTTAACGGTGTCCATCAGGATTCCCCTCGTTCTTAATCCAATAAAAAAGGGCTACTGTGTAAATAGCCCCTGTTATTAGCTCAGTGATGTAGATGGTCATACGTCAGCCCCTTGTGCATATCGTCTGCCACGCGCAGCAGGTGCATTTGATGCTGTGCAAATCTGTCTGGCTTCATCCTGGTCACATGCAACAAAGTGTCCGTTGCAGAACCGCTGGTAAACCGTACCAAGTGAGCCAAAACGGTTTTTCGTCACAATGATTTCAGCAAATGGCGCGGCGCTACTGTTCTCGTCATATACAGCTTCCCGATAGAGCATGATGATTGAGTCTGCGTCCTGCTCAATGCTTCCTGAATCACGCAAATCTGCGTTTGTCGGGCGTTTGTTTGGTCGCTTCTCAACATCGCGCGAAAGCTGACTCAGGGAGATAACAGGCGTTTTCAGGTCTTTCGCCATCGCCTTCAGGCTTCCGGAGATGTGAGCAATTGCAAGGTCGTTGCGGTCTGCTTTCGGCTTCTCAATCAGGCCAAGATAATCCGCCATGATGAGTGACAGGTTTGGATTTTCCTGTTTGTGCCGTTCTGCGATTGAGCGAATTTCTTCGACCGATAACCGCGAGGCATCGACTACCCATACATCCAAATCTGCAAGCTGACTCATGCCGTTAGCAACACGTGCCCAGCCCTCGTCATCCATCGATGCAGGATTTCGCAGTACGCTAACCGACATCCTCCCGGCGTTGGCAATGCTTCGCTCTGCAATCTGCAATGCGCTCATTTCCATTGAGAAAATCAATACCCCGCGCCGGACGTCAGAACCAGGAATAACGCGGCTTGCCACACCTTCGGCAATCTTCAGCGCCAGTTCGGTTTTCCCCATACCAGGACGAGCGGCGATAATCACCAGGTCTTCTGCGTTCATCCCTCCGGTGATGGCATCAAGTTCTTCGATTCCGGTCTTCAGGGTATCGGACTCTTCTCCGTTCCTCAGACGCCTGTCAAGCGTGTCAGTGTAGTCAGTAATGATTTCCCCTAACCGTACAGGTTTAACCTCATCACGGGGCTTTCTGATGGCTGAAAGACGCTTTACAAGCTCATCCATCGCCTGACTCGATGCGTCGATGGTTCCGCTCTGAATTGGTTCACGCATTTCATCCATGATTTCCAGCACCAGACGGCGGTGATAGTTATCCGCGACCATTCCTGCATATCCCTTCAGGTTTGCGGCACTCGGGCAGTTTTTGCTGGTCATCAGGATTGACGTGAAATGCTCCTCTCCGCACGCCTCGGCAACCATCAGCGCGTCGATTAGGTTTCTGTTTCGCGCCTGCTTGCGGATAACCTCGAAGGCTTTCCGGTAGAGCGGAATTGAAAACGCTTCCGGCTCCAGCGTTGCCAGAACGTCGCTGGCGGTTGGTGTTAATCCACCAATCAGCAGGCCACCGATAACGCTCGCTTCGATATCCTGTTTCATGCAATCCCCCTGTCTGCAAACTTCCCTTCCCGAACTCCCGTTAACGAATCTTCCCTCAGCAGGTAATCAAAATCGGCCGTCCAGCCAGTGTCGTTGTCTCCGAAGTAAAACGGCTTGGCCTGATGTACAAACGCCCTGACATACGCTCTGAAACCGTCCACGTTTGGCGTTTTCAGTTGCGGGATGATTTTCTTCAGGCGGCGTTTGCGTTTCTCGTTGACCGCAACAGCGTGTGGCAGTCTGTCACCGACTTCGGTGTTGTAGGCGTTCAGGAAGGATTCGTAGTCGATTCGTTCTGCCTTGCGACGTTCAGGTTTAACCTGCCCATCGCCGCCCCCATTGGGGGGTAGGGGGGTATTATTTATATTCTTGTTAATACCTTCTTGTTCATGATGTGCGGTTGTTTGTGCGGCTTCATGTGCGCTTTCATGTGCGGCATGTACTCTGAAAGCCGCGCCATTGCTGGCTTCGTCATGTGCGGCATCATGTGCGGTTGTTTGTGCGGCTTCATGTGCGGGTGAATTGTCCATTTTTTGAGCGTATTCATGGTAATTTGTGATGGTGATCACACGACCTTTTTGCTTCTCTCCATCAATGGAGATCATCCCCTCTTTCACAAAAACCTGAAGCATCCGCTCAACCTGATCACGGCTTGCTGGCTTGCCATGTCTGTCGCATAACTGAAGACCTAAATCAGCTGCTGTCACAACCAGTTGACCGGGTTGCAGATGCCATTCATGACCTTTGAAATTCGCTTTGTATGGCTTTCTGGCGGCATTCAGGAGAAGGTTTTCCCACAGGGTGCGAAGATAAACATCTTTCGCCCATGACTGTTTCAGAATGCTCCGGTACAACGGAATGTAACCAGTTTTCTGGTTCTCCATCCTGTTGCTCCTGCGCTCGTGTGCGGCGCTGAAATCGTAGATTTTTGCTGTATTGCTCATAACTACCTGCCTTGACGAAAGACATTAAGAACATCGTTAAACTGACTTACGGATATGTCTTCTTTGAGAAGCTTTTCCAGAAATGTGTTTGGAATGAACGTATATCCCTCCTCTTTTGGTAGAGACGGGAGCAACGCCCTCGCCTCAGCCTTCAGAAGCTCAGTTCTGGCAACTTTCACAAAAGAGATTTGAGTTCTTTCATCAATGGAACGAAGGAAGCGCAAACGCTTAGCTTCTTTGTGTGTATCAGGTGGATTAAAGCCTTTGTTTCGCATATAATTACCTCGTTGGATGTTGTTAAAATTCCATTTGTATTTGATCAGAACGCTCGGTTGCCGCCGGGCGTTTTTTATTGGTGAGAATCGAAGCAACTTGTCGTGCCAATCGAGCCATGTCGTCGTCAACGACGCCCCATTCAAGAACAGCAAGCAGCATTGAGAACTTTGGAATCCAGTCCCTCTTCCACCTGCTGATCTGCGACTTATCAACTCCCACAGCTTCCGCTGTCTTCTCAGTTCCAAGCATTGCGATTTTGTTAAGCAACGCCCTCTCGATTCTTAGAGCCTCGTTGCGTTTGTTTGCACGAACCATATGTAAGTATTTCCTTAACAAATAAGAAGTTATGCGCATCAACTTATGCGCGTTGTATTCCCGCATTTCGGCGGGAATGAGGACCATGACTGTTAAAGAGCAATTTGCTTATGCCGCTTTGCGGTAAGCGCTTTCTTGATACTTCAGGGCGCCAGCTGTAACGACTTCCAGTCGATAGGCGTCTTTCTCTGGGATGACTTCCTTCCACTGAGAGACTGCTGCGTCGCTAATGCCTAACGCTTTAGCTACAGCACGCTGGGTTCCGAAGTGGTCGATAACATCTTTCTTGTACATAGACTCGCTCCGAAATTAAAGAACACTTAAATTATCCACTAAAGGAATCTTAAGTCAAGTTTATTTAAGATGTCTTAACTATGAAAACTCAATTGATGGGAGAGCGCATTCGCGCTCGGAGAAAAGAACTCAAGATCAGGCAGGCCGCACTTGGAAAGATGGTCGGCGTGTCTAATGTTGCCATATCTCAGTGGGAACGCTCTGAGACAGAGCCAAATGGAGAGAATCTTCTCGCCCTGGCTAATGCGTTGAAGTGTTCCCCTGACTATCTGATGAAAGGAGAGGAAAGTCTTTCAAACATTGCCTATCACAGTAGGCATGATCCAAGAGGGTCATACCCTCTGATTAGCTGGGTGAGCGCAGGATGCTGGATGGAAGCTGTAGAACCATATCATAAGCGTGCAATAGATAACTGGTACGATACAACCGTAGACTGTTCAGAAGATTCGTTTTGGTTGGACGTGAAGGGAGACTCAATGACGGCTCCGGCCGGTCTCAGTATCCCTGAAGGAATGATAATACTCGTCGATCCTGAAGTAGAGCCGCGTAACGGGAAACTGGTAGTTGCAAAGCTCGAAGGAGAAAACGAGGCAACTTTCAAGAAGTTAGTTATTGATGCAGGCAGGAAGTTTCTAAAACCACTTAACCCACAATATCCGATGATCGAGATCAACGGAAACTGCAAAATCATCGGCGTAGTTGTCGATGCAAAACTAGCAAACCTTCCATAAGGGGGCATTCGCCCCTTTTTTATTTCCTTTAAAAATCAAAGCCAAACTTAAGTTACGAAAGAAAATTTAAGTTTTCTTCAAAAATACTCTTGACCATTAATTAAAGAGATCTTAAATTTAAGCCATCAGCAGGACGCTGGTAGCCAAACGGAACAGATTGGCAGGCTCTTTAACATTGATGGGATTGTCCCGCCGAAATGCGGGAACCAAAGAGTAGTTGGCTTTGGGGTGACGTGAAGTGCAGCTGCACGACGGCAACCGGAAGATAAGCACCCGGCGCGTCACCGCCAAAGTCAATTCCATAGGCGTTATGCAGCCGCCACCATATTCAAGAAAGCTGCACAAGAGGTAGGAGGATTTATGTGAATACTTACATTCAATTGAGAGATTAATTAAATAGAACTGATCGAGCAGAGTCCATGAAGGCTCATAAATGCTCTTCCATCCCCGTCTAATTGGCGGGGAAGGAAACCACTTTGTAATAAAAAAATTCCAAAGTTGTTTCATCGGAGGTCAACATGACAGTAGTCATTACATATCTGGCTGACGATAACGCCAGAAATCGCCGCAGAGCACGCAGACAGGCTCAACGTGAACAGGAAATGCAAGAGCAGCGACTGGCGCGAAAAATTGCGCTAAAGCTCTCTGGTTGCGTCAGAGCAGATAAAGCAGCATCACTCGGAAACCTTCGCTGCAAGAAGACAGAAGAAGTCGAGAGTAAACAGAATCGTATTTACTACCGCAAGCCACGCAGTGAAATGGGTGTGACTTGTGTTGGTCGCCAGAAAATGAAATTAGGCAGCAAACCACTTATTTGAGGTGAGATATGACAATATCATGGAGCGTACCTTTTCCTGAATCAGAAACTGAACATGATGGAATGCCTGTTTTCTGGAGATTCCAGGCGACAGTTGAAGAAGATGGAATCAAAATATTCGCACTTCAATATATAGCTTTTCATCAGACAGAGCATTATGCATGGTTGGTTCCTGCGCATTGGATTGTTAATTTTAAACCAGCACCAAATCAGTGGTTACAGGAATGGAAACAAAAGAGAAATAGATATGCAATTAAGAAAGTAGCAAAAAATGCAGAAAGATCTTTTGCATTCCCAACGAAGAAACTTGCCATTGAGAGTTTATTGCGCCGGAAGAAATACCATTTAATGAGAATCAAACAAGATTTGGCTGTTGTATCAACTCTTGTTGATGGGATGAAGGATATTGATACATCAACACCAGATATTGAATATAACTTTGGACACAACCAAGAAACAGAAAACTGGGTGTTTTATTAGTACGAATAAGCACTGTGTATTCATTCCAACGAGTGAATACACGGAGCAATGTCGCTCGTAACTAAACAGGAGCCGACTTGTTCTGATTATTGGAAATCTTCTTTGCCCTCCAGTGTGAGGGCGATTTTTTATCTATGAGGATATGAATAGATGTCAAACATCAAAAAATACATCATTGATTACGACTGGAAAGCATCAATAGAAATTGAAATCGACCATGACGTAATGACAGAGGAAAAACTTCACCAGATTAATAATTTCTGGTCAGACTCTGAATACCGACTCAATAAACACGGCTCTGTATTAAATGCTGTATTAATCATGCTGGCGCAACATGCTCTGCTTATAGCAATTTCAAGCGACTTAAATGCATATGGTGTTGTGTGTGAGTTCGACTGGAATGATGGAAATGGTCAGGAAGGATGGCCTCCAATGGATGGTAGCGAAGGAATAAGAATTACCGATATCGATACATCAGGAATATTTGATTCAGATGATATGACTATCAAAGCCGCCTGAGCGCGGCTTTACCGCATACCAATAACGCTTCACTTGAGGCGTTTTCGTTATGCAATCAAATATAAGGAGTTACCCATGATGCACTTTCAGCTCGCGGGTAGCGGCGTCATGTCCGCTTTCTACCCGCACGAATCTGAATTATCACGCCGAGTTAAACAATTAATCAGAGCAGCAAAGAAACAACTGGAGGCGTTATGCGCAATGAAATAGCCATCAATCACCAGATGCTTCGTGCTGCACAGAACAAAGCAGTAATAGCCCGATTTATTGGTGATTCAAAAATGTGGCTTGAAGCAAATAAAGCGATGAAATCAGCTATCAACCTTCCGTGGTATCGCAGGAAATGAGTTTTACAAATAACTGGTCAGACGAAGAATTCATTCGTCAGATGAAAGATTTAATCGGTAACGAAGGAGATATTCATGTCACTTGCAACCACAGTGAAGGAGAGCAAGTTACAGAGACGCATGTACACGCAGCAGGCGTTAATGTATCGCCAGAAGGGAGATCGTGAAGGTGTTCGCGTATTTTTAAATGCGGCAAAGACTGAAGTATTAAATCAGCGTTATTTCCTTGGGCCATGTCCATTCTGAGAACAATCATATGAGCAAAGAATTTTACGCAAGACTGGCAGCTATTCAGGAGAATCTGAACGCGCCAAAGAATCAGTACAACTCATTCGGTAAATATAAATACAGAAGCTGCGAAGACATTCTTGAAGGCGTTAAGCCGTTACTGAATGGCCTGTTTTTATCAATCAGCGATGAAGTTGTGTTGATTGGTGATCGGTATTATGTGAAAGCCACGGCAACTATTACCGATGGCGAAAACAGTCATACGGCAACCGCTCTTGCACGAGAGGAAGAAAGCAAGAAAGGAATGGATTCTGCACAAGTTACGGGAGCTACAAGCTCTTATGCACGCAAGTATTGCCTCAATGGTTTGTTCGGCATTGATGATGCGAAAGATGCAGATACCGACGAACATAAACATCAGCAGAACGCAGCAGCAAAGCAATCAAAACCATCACCTACACCTGAACAGGTTCTAAAAGCATTCACTGACGCAGCATTGCAGAAAAACACCGTGGAAGAGCTTAAACAGGCGTTCGCCAAAGCGTGGAAGATGCTCGAAGGCACACCGGAGCAGCACAAAGCGCAGGACGTTTACAACATCAGACGAGACGAATTAGAAGGGGCAACTGCTTAATGGCACATTCGATTACAGTAAGGCTAAACAAACCCGCAAGAGAGTTTCAGGCCGGGGAAAATATCGGATTCAACATCCGTGCTGGCGTTCAGTATTACGATCGCCAGACAAAAAATAAAGAATGGACAAACTACAGTGCCGTTGTATTTGCCAAGCCGGGAGCGCAAGCGGATTACTACCGTAGTGTTCTTGTTGAAGGTGGCATTGTAGAAATTACCGGAGAAAACATCAGGGTTGATGTTTATCAGGGGCAAAATGGTCAATCAATCACTCTTGAATTACTGAATGCAAAGATTGGATTTGCAACTTCAGGAAACAGCCAACAGCAACAAAGTAGCAATCATCAAAATCATCCTGAATACGACGATTCAATTCCCTTCTAAATTAGCAACATAAGGATTCCATTATGCCAGCGCCTCTGTATGGTGCGGATGACCCACGCCGCTGTTCCGGCAATTCCGTATCGGAGGTGCTGGATAAATTCAGGAAAAACTACGACCGGATAATGTCGCTACCGCAGGAAACGAAAGAGGAAAAGGAATTTCGCCACTGTATATGGCTTGCAGAGAAAGAAGAACGAGAGCGAATTTACCAGACATCAATCAGACCATTCCGCAAAGCCACATATACCCACTTCCCTGAAATTGACCCGCGCCTGCGTAATTACCGCTCACGCTATGGCGCTATCAGTAATGACTGAGGAATTTACCATGAGAGGACTTGCATACAATCCCGGCATTCTTCCGGCAGAAATGATTATTCGCCAACGCGTAAAGCCAATGCCATCGAGAGAGGAATTGCTTAAGAGAAATTCTTTTCCATCAGTGAATCAAAACAAATATCTGAATGCGATGTTGCGCAAAGGAGGCAACCAGTGAGCAAGATTGACTATCAAAAGCTTCGTGAAATCGCTGAAAAAACAAAAATTGCTGGTGAAGCACCTGTAATGCCTTTCGATCAGCGAATTAATGCGCTTAACGATTTTATGAAGCACTTTTCGCCAGATATCGCGCTGGCATTGTTGGATGAACGGGAAAGAAACCAGCAATACATAAAACGCCGCGACCAGGAGAACGAGGATATTGCGCTAACGGTAGGGAAGCTGCGCGTTGAGCTTGAAGCAGAAAAACAGCGGGCAAAAGTTCTATTTATGGAAAATGCTCGGCTTAAGTCAGGCATAGCCGGTCTGATACACCTCGGTATTCGATATGCAGATGTTGAGGTCATGAAAATTGCTGGAGATGCCCAGCTTTCTACCCCATGCACTGACAGCATCATAAACAGCATTGCAACAGGCATTCGCATCAAAGGAGAGTGATATGGCAACTTTAACAAAAAAAGAACGGGCATGGTTGAACGAATTACAGGACGTTCTTGATCGCTGCCCATCACCGAAAAAAATTGGTTTTTACACCATTGGCGATAAAAGCATTTACCTGTATGACCTGCGCCGCATGGATGAAATCATGGAGGCTCTTGATAATCGTTCGTCGATGGATTGGTGTGTTGCTGTCCATGATATGAATGCAGGGTTTGATGAAAAGATTTTGTTCCCCTCATCAGTTGAAAGCACTGCGGGTTAAGGAGTAACACATGACCACTATTACCAAAGAACGTATTGAATTGTTCATTAAAAATCCGCTTGAAAACGGGCTTACTCGTGGCGAACAAATGGAACTGGCACGAATTGCGCTGGCATCGCTGGAAGCAGAGCCTGTTGGTGAGTTTTATGAATACAAACCGGGTGACTGGTATCAGCGTTCGGTCGGGGATAAAGCACCAAAGTGGGTGCCGTTATATGCCACTCCGCCAGTTCCGGAATTGCAGGCTGATGTCGCACAATCAATTGAAAATCTCAAGCAGAAGTTAGTGGAATGCAATCGCTATAACTACTGCGCAGATGCAGTTAAAGGCGTAGAGGATGCCAGCCGCGTCTTGGCACTCCAAAATCAAAATATGTCAGCACCGGTAACGCCGGAGGCCATTGAAAACGCAATTGAATATATCCGCAGTATCGCTTTTCACATCGATGAAGACGATTACCACGGCAAGCATATTGCGTATTTCATGCGACAAGCATTGGCCTGGCTGGAAGGGCATTCATGCAGCGACGACAGGCTGGGGAAGGCCGACAATCAACCCGCATCTGGTAACCAGGCTGCCGAATCCAATCGCGGTAATGAGTGGACTGGCAATCCTGATATTGATAACGCCATCATCATGCTCGACCGCATAGATACGCTGGAAAATTGCGATGATGACCGTATTGAGGCTGTTAAGGCTGTTTTGCGTAGACTGGCTGGCAACTCTCCGGTAACTCCGGATGGTTGGATAAGCTGTAGTGAGCGAATGCCTGAAAAGGGCCAGAACGTGCTTATTTCGGTGAATTTCGATAGCTCTCTGGTTGAACCGCTAATATGCTCCGCACGCTATACCGGAAGCACCTTTCGGCGCGGAGATGTAACGATTAAGCCGGGTAATGGTATTGAGCAAGCAACTCACTGGATGCCGCTACCGAAACCGCCGCAGGAGGTAAACCGTGGCTAACCTGCAACTTGCCGTCAAAGGTGAATACTTCGCAGATAGTTTTCCCCAAATATGGGGAAAATCCCGAATGGCGCGGCTTACAGCAGGATAAAGGCTACATGATTTGACAAATCCGCCAGAGCTATCGCATACTGACCGCACTAGAACTTCAAAGCGGTCATCCGCACCCGATAGCTTTGCGGCTTTTTTATGCCTGCAATTTGGCATAGTCACATCCGTACAAAGGTCGGGTGGAGAGGCGTAATACAATACCCGCAAGGGGAATATGCCCGGAGCATCTTTGAAGGCTCTAGTTGACACCCGATCACCAGCCACTAACTGGTGATTGCTAACTAAAACTTCAAAGGAGGTCATCATGACCAGTCAACTCATCCCCGTATTCAACGGCACTATCGCCAACGAAACAGCCCTGCTCTGCAATGCCCGCGATCTGCATGCTTTTTTAGGCGTGAAAAAGGTGTTTGCGGCATGGATTACAAATCGCATTTCAGAATACGAATTCATTGAAAATCAAGACTATATTTTGCTTTCCAATTTGGGAAAGCAAACATCTGGTAGAGGCGGTCACAACCGCAAGGATTACCACCTCACCCTCGACACAGCCAAAGAACTGGCGATGGTGGAGCACAACGAAAAAGGCCGCCAGATACGCCGATACTTCATCGAGTGCGAAAAGAAACTTCGCAGCATGCAACCAGCACAGCAATTCACAGACGAGGAAATCATCCTCCTCTGCTACATGCAGGTACAGATGGAGAAAGCACAGGACATCAGCAAACGCCTGTATCCGATATTGAAGGAACTGAACTCATCATACGCGAGCAAGCTGTATGACATCGCGTTTGAGACTTTCTACGCGGTGACGAAAAACAGAGACGCATTGCTCAGGGAGGCAACACGAATTGACCAGACAAGCGCCATTTTCGAACGGGCAAGACCAATGTTAAAAAGCCTTCGGGCGAGACAATTCGAATTTTAATATCAAAGGAGCTTCGGCTCCTTTTTTTACAGGTGAAACTTAATGAAATTCAAAGTCACAGGTTAATGGAATGGAGAGCCATTCAACAGAGTTATCGAAGCAGAGAACATCAACGACTGCTATGACCACTGGATGATATGGGCGCAGATAGCACATGCAGACGTAACCAATATTCGAATTGAAGAACTGAAAGAACACCAAGCCGCCTGATGGCGGTTTTTTATTGCGTGTAATTGCGGAGACTTTGCGATGTACTTGACACTCCAGGAGTGGAACGCACGCCAGCGACGCCCAAGAAGCCTTGAAACAGTTCGTCGATGGGTACGCGAGTGCAGGATATTCCCTCCTCCGGTTAAGGATGGAAGAGAGTATCTGTTCCACGAATCAGCGGTAAAGGTTGACTTAAATCGACCAGTAACAGGTAGCCTTTTGAAGAGGATCAGAAATGGGAAGAAGGCGAAGTCATGAGCGCCGGGATTTACCCCCTAACCTTTATATAAGAAACAATGGATATTACTGCTACAGGGACCCAAGGACGGGTAAAGAGTTCGGATTAGGCAGAGACAGAAGGATAGCAGTTTCAGAGGCTATTCAGGCCAATATTGAGTTGCTATCCGAGAACAGGCGTGAGTCACTGATAGACAGAATTAAAGGCGCTGACGTAGTCACTCTTCATGCGTGGCTTGACCGATATGAAACAATCCTCAGCGAGAGGGGTATCAGGCCGAAAACTCTACTCGACTACGCCAGCAAAATCAGGGCAATCCGAAGAAAATTGCCGGACAAACCGCTCGCTGACATATCAACGAAAGAGGTGGCAGCAATGCTAAACACCTACGTAGCAGAAGGTAAAGCGGCTTCCGCAAAATTAATCAGGTCAACCCTTGTTGACGTTTTTCGTGAGGCAATAGCCGAGGGGCATGTAGCAACGAATCCGGTAACAGCAACCCGCACAGCAAAGTCAGAAGTAAGGCGCTCAAGGCTGACAGCTAATGAGTATGTCGAGATTTACCATGCAGCCGAACCTCTCCCAATCTGGCTAAGACTGGCGATGGATTTGGCTGTCGTTACAGGGCAGAGAGTCGGCGATTTGTGCAGAATGAAATGGTCAGACATAAACGACAACTATCTTCACATTGAACAGGGTAAAACAGGGGCTAAGCTCGCCATTCCGCTGACGCTAAGGATTGACGCGCTCAATATCTCATTGGCTGATACACTACAGAAATGCAGGAAGGCCAGCGGCAGTGAAACAATAATTGCATCAAAGCATCACGATCCGCTTTCCCCGAAAACAGTATCAAAGTATTTTACAAAGGCGAGAAATGCATCTGGACTCTCATTTGATGGAGACCCGCCAACATTCCATGAACTG